CCCCTTTCGCTGCAGCTCACTTGCGCTTCGCGGCTGCAGCAACTGCTGCTCGCTTCCGCTTCCAGGCATCCAGCCTGCGATTGTATGATTTGGTGGTCTCGGAGTCGCCCTGCTTCGGCTCTGGCCAAGTGGACACGTCCCGCCAGTTAAAGGGCGGGCCGGGAGCCTGTCGGGGCTCCTTCCCCTTCCGAGCCAGCACTGGCACACTCACCATTGCGGTCGCTACGGGGGGCGGGACCTCCTCCTCCTCAGAGGAGTCTTCGCTCTCCGTAAATGAAACTTCCTCCTCCTTGCCCTTAGGCTGGGGAGGAGGTGTGGGGGGCAGCTCCAACTGCTCGCCCACAATGCAGGCCTGCTTCACCACAACTGGCTTATCGCCCAGGGGGGTGCAAAGCGGGGCTTGCAACAAGAGTCCTGGATCGCGGGAGTGCTTGATGGCCATTATCCAGCCACGAAACCTTTCCCAATCGAAGTCGGGGATGAACAGCTCAAACTGTGTTAGCATCCACCCAGAATCTTCGTTGGGCCAGTTCGTGTCGGCGGAATAACGCCCAAACCAAGGCATCATACTCCCGTCCTCGCGCTCGCCGAGCAACTCGTGGGCGCAAGTGACAATCTCGCCGATAACGGGCGAGTTGCGATCCATGCGGTAGTAGCCTGAGGCACGCTCAGCAAACCGCTGGAGTGGCTGAGGCAGGACCCGAGGGCCCACCCACAGCTTGGACAACAGCCGCGAGGAGTTGGCCATGGAGTTGGGGTCTCCATTCCAAACATCAGGGCCAAACCATCTATTAAGAAAGTTGACTCCGAATTCCCCGCGGGCCACGACCTCAACGTCGTAGTCTTGGCCCAACAGCTCCGCGCTCCTGCGCAGGGCGGAAGGGTCAACAGCGCCCTCTGCGCTGTCATCCCCGCCGTACAACCCGAGTTTGCTCCAAGCAATGTCCGGGCTGCACCTTTCTCCATCAACAACGGTGTTGCGCCAAGCGCAATAACCAATGAATGCCGTGTCGATGGAGTTGAAAGCGGAGGTTTCGAGGGAACCAGAGCCACGCGAGTAGCCGGACTGGTACTTTCTTCCCTCGGTGGTCGTGCTGTCGAGTCCTATCTGCGCGTCGAGTTGTTCCAGCAGGTTTGTATGGTGCTCCCTGGCGAAATATCGCAGCGCGCATGTCCTCTCAAACACACGGAGGAACCAACCGACGTGCCCGTCGAATCGGCTCCCATCAGCAAGAGTGGCGTGGTCTGCATCCTTCAAGATTTCGCACATCCTCTCGGCTATCTCGGCCGGAGTCTTGTTGAACGCATACCACTCTTGGTTCTTCATCACTCCGTCCACAAAGGAGTAGATGTACTTCGAATAGGCCAGCTTAGTGGTGGGCTTGGATTGGGAGATGTTTCGAGGCTCCGTAACCTTCGTATAAGTCTCCTTCTTGTTGAACGCCTTCCACGAGGGCTTCACATTGTCGCCCATAACGCTAGCTTCTTCCAGGATTCGTCGCTGGCTCGGCTTCTCCTGCCTGGCGCGCACCTCGTCTTCATCGACGGGGTGTCCCATGTGCGCAACTGGGACAAGGCGCTCGGCAAACTCCTGCATATAGTTCGCAAGAGTAGGTGGCATGGTCTTCTCACTCAAGTCGACAAACCGCTCGACCCGGCCTTCAATACAGCGATCCTCGCTGGTAAGGCTGGCCGCGTGGCTGTAGCAGGGCCCTATCAAAGGTGACCCAAACCCAGCCAGCGGCACGGGTGCGGTGTAGTCGTCCTTGGAGTACGAGATGGGCTCCATCGACGCACTCGGGGGGTAAACCACCGGAGGAGCAACGGGAACGGTTGTCCTGAGGTATCCAGCCAAAATCGCCGCATGCCCGGGGGGCAGTTTGGACGTAGGCAATCCGCTCGGTCCAGAGGGCGCTATGTTGCTAGCCACCATGGACGGGGTCATTGCCGACTTCGCCGCGAGAGCCACTGCGTGGATCGCGTCGAATTGCGACTTCGGAAGAGTCACCGCTTCATGATCTCCTTGAACGGCGATGCTCCTGGACAGCCCGTCCTGGGAGATAACATCAAGTACGATGTAGTCCCCGAAAACAGGCTCAAGCCTCCCAAGCCGGGCACCTTCGATGAACATCGAAGTGGGCAAGGGGAGGGGAATCACGAACTTTCCTACTAGAGACAGGAGGATTAGAACGTGATGATCATCGACCCTTTTGCGGTCAATGTGATACGCGACCACGGTTTTAGTCACGTATCCCCGGTCCTCCACAACAATGGTGTCACCCTTGTAGTCCCAAACGTGGTGTTCGTACTCAGCGCCTCCGCTTACGCGGTAGTGCACCTTTCCGTCAGGTTGGAACCGAAAAGTGTATTCACCATCGGATTTGGCAGCAGTGGAGGGCTGAAACGTAGTGATTAGGTACGTCCCAGGGAACCTTGCAAGCATCGTCGGCATGTCAATGTAATAGTCAACATCGACAAGGACAGCCGCCTGCGTGTCCGGGTTGAAATGAAAGTCCTCGGCGGGCACTCCGAGGTCTTTTGCCCAGTGATATGTACGATCACCAGCCCGGCCCTTCCTAACGTCAGTCAGAGACTTTTGTACGTAGTAAGGATCGAGCCCCAACTGGAGCGCTGCTACGGCTGCCGTAGCGCTCCCGGAGTTGCGGGCCGCCGCGCTCTCACCATGAGTGTGGTTTCGAGCGGGGCGGCTCCGTACGAGGGGAACTCGCACGAAGGCTTTGCGCTGCTCACTAGAGGTCATGGCCCCCGTGGTGAGCGTGCGCTTTACCAACTTAGTCGTCAGCTCGGCACCGATTGGCGTCCCTCTAAGGGACCACCACGTCCGAACCAACCACCGGATGACCTGGGCGCTGAGAACCGTCGCCCCGATCTTCCTAGTTGGCACGATGTGCCCGGGCAGCCCCTGCCCGAACTCTGAAGCCCATGAGCTAGGCTTCCATGGCATCTGCAGCACCGGCAGTTGCACGCTCTGCTTGCACAGAGCAACCAGGCTGAGAGGAGTGATCCAATCAGCCCAGCCCATCTTAAGGGACCGCACCTGGTCAACTGGAGGGACAATAAGTCTCAATCCAGTGACGGGTGCAGCACCGCCGAAAGACGGGAGAAGGCCCTTAAGAGTCTTAAGGGCCTTGGCTGCGGTTGCAACCAAGGTGACGTAGGCCGCCACCTCTGCGACAGTTCCTCCCAAGCGTCCGGCTCCGCTAGGTGCGGGGTTCCTCACCCTCGGAGGAGGGGGAGGGAGCCGGAC